TAGGTTGAAGTTAGTGATTCTAGCTTGTGCCAAACTCTCGAGGACGTTAGCTGCATCATTAACTTTAGCAGCCCATCTTGTTAGAATTGATGTACGTGTGTCATCGAGGTCAACGAACGCACGAATTACATAGGAAAGGTTGCCAATTCCAAGATATTGGTTAAGAGCAAATAGACCATACTCGTTACGACTATCACCATGAAGCTCATTACCGTTTGTATCTGTAAGGAACTGTGGAATACCATATAGTGTGACGCTTTGTGATGCTGATGTAACTGTACGAATCACGTCATGTTCATAAGTACCTGCCGCAGGTGAGACACCATCTGGCTGAATCTTTTCATCTGCTGTAGCAATAAAAATTAAAGGTACAGTCGGAGCTGACGCCGGAATGAAAAATGATTCATCGGTGACTGTGACTGATATACCGGGTGATACTAATGTAGTCATAACTAAATCTCCGTTATTGTGGTAGTATTTATATCAAAGTCGTTAAATTTTCACAAAAACACAGAAGCTCAAACAATTCGATCCGAATCTAACCGAGTGGAAAAATATGGTCAATAACAGATACAATCGAAATGTTATTCGTTTGATTCACCTAGGACATCATCAACGGTTGCAACAAGTTCGTACTCATAACCTGCCTCTTCTAGTTGGTCAATAATATCTTGTGGTGTCGTATTAAGGTCTGCTATGTGCCCAATTCGAATGTAAATGTCCTTAATGAAGTCTTGACGAACCTTCGTTGGGGCTGTAATCCAAATTGGTATTTGGAACGTCAGTGTTGAAACGATCAATCTGCGATCGGCACCAACAGGATAGTTTTCTTCGAGCAGGATGTCTGTTAGTTCTAGAATTGTAATCTTAGTCCAATCAAATTCTGAATCGCTAATCTGTATTTGTAGGTTAGGATCAAAGAGAATTAGAATCTGCTCAAGCATCTGCCAATGTTGATTGGTGTTGCTTGCATAAAGGGCTAATTCGACATCTATGTAATAAGGAATTGGTACCAGTTGGTGAAGTACCTTAATATCGTCGGGCATTAGTCCACCACGTTGGACATACTTAACTGCTCTCTCGACATTGACCCCCTTACGTCTGTCAGGAGCAAGTCTAACACTCTTCATGTAAGCACTCATGCGTGGTATTTTTAGAGGAAGGTTTTGTGTGTTTTCATTGAGTATCGCAGCGGCGACTCTATCTTTACTTCCATATGCAACGGGAACATCAATCATGTGTTCTTCGCCATCGGATCTTTTTCCAGTCTTGACTTGCAGTCCCTCAAAGATTGCCATGAACTGGACAAGATATCGTGCAAACTGTTGGTCGAAGAAATACTTTCTTGTTGGTCTCATGTTACTTTCCTAGCTTACTCATTGGTATTGCATTGCCATCGTTAAGGTAGCTTTGTAATGTTGGTTTTGTTGGATTGTAACGCAATCGTTTATCCTCTTCCAAGAATATCCACCTATTTTTCTGTAGCTTCCATCTATATAGTCTTGGTGGTATTGGATCGGAAACTTGTGGATATGTAATGCGATGGTATGCACCATCATTTGGATTTGATGAGTTGTTTTCCCAAGGAAATGCTGGACCTTCAGTGTAAGGTAATCCATTTGGTGGTATTGCATCTTCAACGTATAGTGCTTGTGGATTAACATTAAGTTTGCTAAGATCAATGTCTTCTTCAGCAGCTGTTGCTAGTTCGTCAAGTGTGAACTCGCGAACGTTTGCGATATCTTCGCCACGTTCTGGAACCTCTGTATCTGCTTCGGCGTTGACTCTCTGGTTAAGAACATCAGCATCAATCATGTACCTTGGATCGTTAAGGTGCTCATAGTTATTGACGTTGCTTGGTGGATTTAGGTCACCAAAAATATCGATTGTTTCTTGAGATGCAAATGCTGGTGCTGCAATAACACGAAGTATTGTTGGTTTCCAACCAGGTGTGAATCCTTGAGTGCTCCAAGAAACGTCTGTGACTTCCAAATACTTCTTTACTGGTTTTAATCCTGGCGTATACTGTATCTCACTTGGCACTTCTAGAATGTCACCAATCACAAGTGGTCTTCCGAGAAGATTGACGGCAGATGAGAATCCAACTTGAAATACCCACGTTTGTGTTTCGGGGATATGAATACCAAAACGTGTTAGGTCAAGAGAAACGTCAACAAGATCGTAGTACGCTTTAATCTGAATACTCGTTGATGCATATTCTCTATCTCTGTTCTCCAAGAACCCCATCTCGTCTTGAACATCGCTTAATTGTACAGACGCATAGTCAATTAGTTGTAATGAAGTAACAGCCCAAAAATCATTTACACCACCACTAAATGCAAGTGGAGTAAATCTCCAGTAACGTGCAGGTGCAGATTGTTTAATTCTTAATGTCACCATGTCATCGGTATCGGGGATTGTGATGATGTCAACCCCATACCACTTAACGTTGTCTACTGATCTTTCAACTCTCAACTTAGTTGCTTTATTTGGACCATTACAACCTTGTTTGATTTTAATTGTTGTGATGTGTTGCTTAATTGAAGTATCAATTCCATAACGAACACGGCTGTTGTCGAGACGAATTGGTCCAAAGTCGTATCCAATATAAGAGTTCCCAATAATCTGTGGACCCTTTTGTGTCGATCTCCATTCTGATATTGTGTTATCAAACGCATTGGATGCTGGAAATGCTGGATACTGTCCACTTGATATTGCTTGTCCCTGACCAGTTAAATCAACAAGTTTTGTCTGTTCCCAAATACCAAGAAGTTTGAATACATTAACTGGAGCTGAGGCAATATTAAGTGCCTCATTGATAATGTTGTTGACAAAGCTACTATCCTGATCGTTGACAAGTGTAAACTCAGAACAAGGTAAGTCAAGGTTATAGGCACATGGAAGATTTGGATTATTTTTAGTTGTCATTTTTGTGTGTTAACCAATTACGAACTGTGTCTCCATGCCGAACTGTTCGACTGTGCTATTAGCAATATAGTCGTCAACTTCCTGTCTGCATGCTGTCATTCGGCGTTCAGCATCTGCCCGGAGATCAGACGCATTTAGGGCAATTCCCCCACCAGCTCCAGGTAACGTTTGGAAATATCCACGTGTGTTTGCAAGAATCAATTCGGCTTCTGCAATCGACCACGATTGGATCCAGTTGTTAAGGTATCTATCTCTAATAATGTCTTGTTCGGTTCTCTCAACTGAGCAGTCTATTAGTACTCGTTCTCTTCTGTTAATACCCTGTAATAGTTGTAGCGTTCGAGCTCTTTCATTCCAAATATAGTTGACACGATTTGCAAATAGAATTTCCATCAATTCGATGTATTCACTAATTATGTGATAGCTAACTAAGTCAAATGTTCCCATCTGATATAGATGTTGCAGGGTTAACTGTCCAAAAACACCAGATCCAGCAGCACTTGACATGAATGCAGATGTCTTTCTCTTTACTCCAAGAATCTGAACAATTTTGTGATATCCTTTCGTCTTGTCAGACAACACATATGTTTGCTGTCCTGGGTTAAGGTCAAGGAAGAAGAATTGTCTATCATAAGTGCTGGATGATGTTCTGCGAATCATTTGCAGTGCTTGATCAACGCACCATTCAAGTTGCGGCTTCGTTAATTGCACCTGTACACTTGGATGACCAAGAGCAAAAAGAATGTTCTCAATCATCTCTCTACGTTCGTCAGCAGTTCCATCTGTTCCGATACCAATTTGTTTGTACATTGGTGTTCGAGAGACTCCATCTGTTCCTGGCACCTCCATCTGTATTTGAGGTGTAACCGTTAGTGGTACATTGTCCAGATCGAACATGTAGTAAGGTGCTACAATTGGCAGTGGTGTTGGTGGATAAATCTTGAAGAACGCTGTCGATCCTTTCCATCCCGTTGTAAAACACAAATCACCACATTCAGATAACGATACAGTTACTGGTGGGATAGCTGCAACCCACGTTGTACCATTCCAGATCATTAACTTGTTATTTGTTGTATCATACCACTCAGTACCAACAGTTGGTACTAATGGTGATGTTGTATACGCTAGTGGTATCCAAACGAGTCCGTTCCATTGATATAGTTGATCATTGTTTGATGTATCAATCCAATACTGTCCTGCTGCTGGAGATGTTGGTTGAGTCTGGTATTCCGTTGGAAAGATCTCGACCCAAATACCACCACTTCGAACATACCATTTATCGTTTGTGATGTCATACCAATACACACCGTTTACAATTATCGTTGGATCTGTTGGATACGAAATGTAGTTACATGCAACCCATTGTGAGCCATCCCAAATGTACAATACGTTTGTGACGTTGTTATACCATGCAGCCATATTTTGTTCGTAAAGGATTTGCTCTGCTGGATCATCAGGTTGACTATAAAAGTATGGAACTTGTACCCACGAATTCGTAATAACACTCCATTCGTAGAGGAAATTATTTGTTGTATCAAGCCACAAAGCGCCTGGTGGAGGTGTTGTTGGAATATATGTTGATATCAAAACTGGTGTTACAACCCATACAAGACCATCCCAAATTGACAACACTTTAGTTGTTGTATTAAACCAAGGTTGGTTAATTGCAGGATTAACGGGAGCAGTTGGTGAGAAAACAGCATTCGTTATAATTCCCCACAACACGCCATTAAATTGTTTGATTTTTGTGTTAACAGTATCATACCAATATGTGCCGATTGGTGATAGAACAGGATCTGTTGGAGCAGCAAGGAATGTTACTTCAACCCAATGACCATCTTCAAGATCGTCCCCAATGGGACAAGATCCAGTAATATCAACCCATTTATATAACTTCCCACTATCGGTATCATACCAATAAGCACCACATTGAATGACATTGAACGAAGGATCAGAACTCTGTATAAATGTCGTTAGTGGAATCCATACTGTACCATCCCAACGATATACAGTAACACCATCAAACCACAATGTACCACATGGCATGTTTGTTGGATCACCAGCAACAGAAATCTTATTAAGAAGAACCCATGTTAGTCCATTCCATTGGAATAATTGATTTGTATCGGTATCGACCCAGTAGTCTCCAACTGCTGGCATTGTTGGTTGTGTTAGACTAAAGATTGGATCTAGAAGAATGTTTGAATATCCGTTCCACTGATACAGTTTCTTATTAACTGTGTCATAAAAGTATCCACCTGTATTTGGTGGTAACATTCCCTGAAATGGATTACCAAAGATTGCAAACTTGTAGTTAAGTTCATCAACCAATCCTTCCCATATGATTGCATCTTGACCATTAAACGTGATTATTGATGCAGGAACAGCACATGGTACTGGTGGTGGAAGTCGTCCTAAATCATCTACCCAATTGTAATTTGGTGGAAGTTGATTGAGATAGAATGGAAGCTGGTACGTTACCCCAGTTTGGTATCCTGTTAGATCACTTGGTTGAACACCAAGAGTAACACACTGATATGCTGCTTGATCTGGTGATCCACTACCACCATATTGTAGTGAGTATGTGTGAACGCCTTCGTAGTGATATCGAAGAACATTATCTACAGCAAATCCTGCAATGTAGTAGCTTTGATTTGCAACTAAATTGGTGATTGTAAGTGTTGTTGTTTCTTTGTCATCATAAAATCCACCAACAACAAGTCCTGTACTAATCTTATCACCAGCATGAATATCTGGATTAGCAGTTGGATCTGGACTATAACGTGTACCATCAATTGGGGTTTGATCGAGACTAATTGGAATTGTATCAAGAACAATCACGATTCCATTATATGCGAGATCGTCAACTGTACATCCCGCACCAAACTTCGGAAGTGTCCATGTTACTTCACCAGTTGTTGGACTTGTTCTTGTTAGTCGAATTGATATTTCTCGACCATTCTGAATAATTTGTTCGGGGGTGTCTGCGTAAACGCCGTATGCCATTGGTAACTCCTGTGATCTATCTGTTATTTATGAAACAACAAGGAGTACCGAATTAGATCTCACATGTATTCTTATTCAACCAACGAATAATGTGTTCTGATGTCCACGATGTATCGAAGTCAACACTCTCGTCAACCGTATCAACATCATGGAATCTTATTGCTAATGGGGTGGGACAATTGTCATTTATGTCTTCGTATTGCCACTCAACGATAATCATTTGATTAGGTTTTAGAGAGACAACACGTTTGTCGTTTTCATCTTCGACAGTTAGCTTACAGTATTTTGTCACTGTATAGGTGGACTGCTGAATGGGGTTTTCGGCAATAGCATTGACTAGCTGTTGCTTCGTGTCGAGATACTGTTTGAATGTGAGTTTGTTCATTTTTCCAACAACGTTTGTTGATATATTTATTGTTGGGAAGAGGGTTATTTAAGAATCTCTGTAGAGATCCAGCTTGTCGTACTTGACACAAAATAAAGTTGTTTTGTAATATTCTCTTGGTGCGCTGCCCCACTCATCCTTCTTCCACTTATCGTGATGAGATAACACAACATAGTCTCTAAAATATTGTGCGTCGTGAAGAGTTCCATCATCTGATAAATGTGAGCCAATAATAATATTGGTTCTTTGATTATGTAGTGAAGTGAGAAGATCAAAGAACCTTCTCCGTCTTGGTGGATCTTGACCTACAT